GGGACGGTTGTTGGTGAACCCGGGGAGCCTCCTGCGGAGTACGGCCGACCAAGCGGACTTCCGACCACGAGTGTATCTGTGGTATGCGGATACCAACACGGTAGCCTGTGTACCTTCCGATTGAGGACGTGATCAGCCGGGAGCATCTGAAGAAGAACGAACAACGCGATGAGCGCATGGAAGCGTTCGTGAAGCGATTGAAGGATGACTTTGAAGTGGGTCTCTCGTTTGAACGGAACCTTGAAGCGTTTTTCCGGAAGAACAAGACACGCAAAGCCGTTCGAGAATTGATTGACAACGTAGTGGGAGGTGACGAATGAGCGTCAGGATAACCGCAAAGCCTATCAACCCGGATGACATCGAAGTCGAACTGACTTTGAAGATGCGCTTGGGTGAGCTCAAGAGCTTGAAGCGTCAGTTGGTTTCGGAATACCCCAGCTGGCGTTTCACGAATGCGATTGCGACTGTTGTAGCTGAAATGGAACGAGGTCACCAGAGCCTTGTTGAGGAGGAAATGTGAGCATTGAAAAACAACTGATGGAACTCCGGGAAACGATTGATGAAGCGAAGACCGGACTTGCAGAAGCCGAAGGAGCCACAAAGGAACTTCTCGCAGATTTGAAGACCAAGCACGGCTGCTCGTCTCTCGCTGAAGCGAAGAAGAAGCTGACGAAGCTCGAAGCTGAAGAAGATGCGATGACCAATGAGCTGGATGAAGGTGTAACGGCTTTGAAAGCGAAGATGGGAGGCAGTCCTGCCGGCAAGGAGGTGGGCGGTGAGTGATGCAGACAGGTTGAGAGAGATAGCTGACCACGCAGACTTCCTTGATCAGCTAATGGAAAGGATCAAGTCATGAGCGATGAACTCAGAAGGCTTCGCAGTTCACTGGACCGGAAGAAGGGTCAGCGTGAGCGCATCGTATCTGATCTCAAGCAAGCGCAAGCGGACCGGGAGAAGACCGAAGTGTTGCTGAACGATCTGGAGGATGCTCGCTTGGTACTCCAGACCGTTGCCCAGATGACGCAGCAGGAACTTGAGTACAAGATTTCAGAGCTGGTGACGCTGGCTCTTGAAGCGGTCTTCCCGGACCCGTACCAGCTGGACCTCTCGTTTGAACTCAAGCGTGGGAAGACGGAAGCGGTGCTGTCGTTCGTTCCCAACCTCCCGGGAGACGAGCGTGAGCACGTGGACCCGCTGGATGCGTCTGGAGGAGGAGCGGTGGATGTAGCGGCTCTCGCATTGAGGGTGAGCTTGTGGAGCTTACAGAACCCAAAGACGAGACGCACGTTGATACTGGATGAGCCGTTGCGCTTCCTCTCCCGGGACCTCCAGCCCAAGGCCAGTGCGATGCTCCGGGAGATTTCAAGACGGCTGAACCTTCAGATGATCGTTGTGACGCACGAACCCAACCTGTTGGAAGCGGCTGACAAGGTCTTCGAGGTCAACCGCTCCCGCAAGGTGTCCAAGATCACGTCACTCCAGACGGTGTAAATGGAACTGGCAAGCAATGGGCGTGTAGTCTCCGGAGCCGTCCAGGACCTTCACCCGGACGTCAACAGTGTCTCCCTGGTCCAGTTCAAGGGTGTTGGCGAAGGAAGCTGAGCCCATATCGTTCTGTTCAGTCTCTCTGACCGTCTTGAGGAACACTTGTTCCACGGCTCCACCTCCCGGCTCCGTTACATGGACGGCAATTACATAGTCTTCATCTGGGTCACTAGAGGTCCCTTGGAAGCTGAAGTTGCCCGTGACAAAGAACATTGTCTTGCCGGGAAGGCTATTGGAGATGATACCAGTGGCCGCATCCGCTGAAAGTCCTCCCTGAACGTCTGTCACTCCTGTCCAGTTGGTCACTGCTGTGTACCCTGCAACACTCAGGTCAAAGGTCCCACTCTCATCGTTGTGGTACAGCGATGCGGTTGGCTTTACGTCTTCAGGCCACGAGACAAGTTCATTGATCATCCAGCGGTTGTCGTCCCCGGCTATGATCTGAACAACGCCATCCTTCCAATCGTTCGTGAAAGCGTTTGCGCCATTGATCTTATCATTGCTGGGTCCGTCCGCATGTATCACGAACGTGTTGGACTCGACATTGATGAATCGGAAGTTCATTCCATAGTCATCGCTGTTACCGATGACCGGGAGATACACGTGCTTGTCATTGTTCGTATGGAAGCTCATATTAAAGACAATCGTGCGTCCGCTCATCTGCCCGTTTGTCAAGCCATACCAGTCGTTGGTATCGGTGAGCCTGTAGATACTCTCACGCACGTTCGTGAACGCTATGCCTCCCCATCCCACTTGGGGGCTGGACGGGTTCGTTGACGCAAACCCTTCATCAGACGGATACACGAGCCCACTCAGGTATATTCCACCGTTGGTTCCGCTGTTGTTCGCGTTCTCCCCGGCTTCGATGAAGACATCACCTGCGATCTGAGAGCCGTTGACATTATTGGATCCACCTCTGATGATAACGTCTCCCGGGTGTCCCTGGTTTCCTCCCCAACCACCGATCATTACGATGTCGCCACCGTTGGAGCTGAAACCTTGCCCACCATAGAGATTCAGATCACCACCAACGCCACCGCTGGTAGAACCTCGTCCACCTCGAACCTCAACCACTCCTCCGGTTCCCTTCTCGAAGTACGTGTTGGTGCCACCCGTGATGAAGACTCCTCCTGGACGATTGGATACAGTCTCTTTGGCGAGACCACCGACCAAGAACACGTTGCCTCCGTCTCCGCTGTTTGAACCAGTCCTGTCTCCACCTTTGATCGTAACATCGCCAGCAGGAGCCGTGTCGCTGGAACTGTCGCCACCGTTGATGTTCACGTTCCCTTTGTTGGTAGTGCTCTGTCCATTCGCCCAACCACCGTTGATGTATACGCTTCCGGGTTCTTCGACATTGTCAGCGGCTTCTCCAGCCGTGAGGAATATATCCCCACCACGGTTCTCCGTTGCTCCACCGCTTCCAGAGTCTCCACCTTCAAGTCGAATGTCTCCAGCATCTCCGTCCCGTCCATCCGCTGAACGAAGGATGATGTCACCACCATTGCCTCCGTATCCCTGACCGCTCACCACTGTGACAGTGCCGCCAGTCTTTGATCCAGTTGTTCCAGAGATGCCAGCGGTGAGCGTAATGTTACCGCCATCACCTTGTCCTCCTGCGGGTCCAGCGTACACCAGGACGTCACTGCCATCACTTGCGAACGTATCTGGAGCTGGGTTGGTAATGATAACGGAGCCGGGGAACCCTGCGTCACCGCCACTGATGATTACATTGCCACCGTTCGTTCCACTGGCCGCAAGACCGCCACTGATGTAAGCGTTCCCACCCACGTTGGTTCCAGCGGACTCTCCGCCAGCCATGTAGACATTACCACCCTTGGGAGACGAGGACCCGGAGCCGCCAAGCACGTGAACGTCTCCTCCTTGTCCGCTGTTCCCAGTATTCGTTCCACCTACAACGTAGACAGAGCCACCTTGGTTCGTGTCTGTGTTCGCCTTTCCTCCGGAGATGAAGACGTTGGCACCGTTGCGTCCGTTTCCGGAGTTCCCACCACGGATGTCCACGCCACCAGCTTGTCCGTCTGTGCTTGGACGTTCCCCACCAACGATACGAACCCAACCACCTGTCCGTCCTCCACTTGGGTACGTCCCACCGAACAGTTCTACATCCCCACCATTACCATTCCCCGTACCTGTCCCACCGAACAACTCAACATCCCCACCTTGTCCCGCTCCGCTTCCACCATACACGCGAACGCTCGAACCTGTGGGTGTTGATCCTACGGAAACGCCACCTGTGATGATGACTCCTCCTCCAGTAGCATCGCTGCCACCGTTGTAAGCGTTCCCACCTTGTATCAGAACTGGGGCGCCATTGGAAGTGAAGGCATCACTCTGCGTGTCTCCTCCCCGGATGGTGACCATTCCATACTTGGGATCAGTGGACGTGTCAACTGTGATCAGAAGGTTCGAGTCACCTCCACGTATCTCTCCAACCTCTTCAAGGTCGTGATCCATGAAGTCCCAATTGCCGTCCAGTTTCAGTCGTGCCATCTCTACATCATTGGAGATGAAGAACCGGATTGTGCCATATGCCGTACCACCACTCAACGGTATCGCAGGACGAAGCTCAATGGCTCCGTTCAAAGTGGAATTGTTCTGTCCATACAGGACGATACGAGCCATGTTGGTGTCTGAGTTCCCGGCTCCCAAGTACAAGCGTGAGTCATTCGTGTAGACATCAATGACAGCGTCAGAACCCGAAGCAGGCCTGAACCCGAATTGCGGTGTCGCTCCCGCTTCAATACGAAGCCGCTCTGCCGCATCAGCATTATACATCGACAGCTGTCCTTCCGGGTCTGCGCGGAAGGTGAACAGGTCTACACCGCTGGACCTTCGGAACGTAATGAATGTGCGCGGGTCCGAAGAAGCCGTGACGATCAGATCACTGGTGACGCTGTGCCCTTGGTCGAGTGTATCTTGCCATGTGACGTTATCAACGCTGTTCGAGAGGTTGTTCACCTTCGTGGTCACATCGTTGATATGGTTCGAGTTGAGATTGATCCTGCTCAAGTTCGCATTGATGTTATTGGAATTGACTCCGACCATCTGACGAACTGCCGTGGTGTAGTTCGAGTTTGCTGCGATGCTATTGGAGTTGGCGTTGATCTTCGTTTCGTTCGCGGTGGACCTCGCAGCGGCATCTTGCCACGCGCTAATCCGGACCTCTGTCACTGAATCGGTTCCCACGTTGATGGTCGCACCCTGAACATTCAGAGTATTGATCCACGCTTCCCTCCACCACAGGTCCGTGGTTCCGATATCATACAGGTTGCTGCCGTCCGGAATGAGATGACCGTTGAACCGGGAAGCACCATAGACTTCCATTTGGAATCCAGCCTCAGGACCGGAACCAAATGTGCCACCAACCTTCAGCGGTGCTCCCAGATAGTTGTATCCAGCGTTCGTGTCCCCGGAGATACGTGCTGCAATGTTCCCATTGGAATAGTTCACGTTGAAAGTTCCGTGATCACTCGCGTCCAATCCGAACGTCCCAACTGATACGGAACCGTTGCTGACATTGTAACCGTGAGTGGACATTAGGTTCGTTGCGCTGTTCCCTCCATCGAGGACTTCTTGAAGCGTGCCAGCACCAGCGACTATTCCGGTGAGCTTTGATCCGTCTCCGTAGTATGTCGCGTTGGAGATGAAGTTGCCCATCATGTCCAAATGCGGTTGAACTGCTGCGCCAGCGTTCCCTACGAAGGCTGCGATGTCTGCGCTCTGGATGGAGATGGAAACACGACCCGTTCCCAGGTTGTTCTCCTCACCCCATATTCCGGTAACACCATTCTGACCGAAACCAATTTGAGGATATACCATATTGCCCGGATTGTAGAACTGGAACTGGTCAGGCCAGAAGACGAACGCTGGAGTGCCCGTCAAAGACAGCCAAATGGTCGGACATCCTTCATCACTGAAAAGGAAGCCGCTGTTTGTCGCTCCGGTCTGTCCCCAGAAAGCGTAATTGGGTTGTGCTGTATCGGACTCTGCTTTGACCCGGATACCTCTGACCGTGATCCAGTCATTGGAATCTCCTGAGGCCCAAGGGAAGGACGGAGCCGGGATGGCGGCTGGAGGGACGTATGTTCCATTGGTCCATAGCGTCAGGTTGGTGGTCCCATAGTCAATGAAGCTCGTTGCCCCCGGTCCCATGGTCCTCCAATTGGTCCAGCTGGAGCCGTTCGCACTACGCTCAATGATGTACATCTCCACTCCATCCCTTTGGTCCCAGGAGACGGTCACGATGTTGTTTGTGTTCGTGCCTCCGGTCCAGGTCATGTTAGTGGCCGCTGATATCGGGAAGGCTCCCTGGCTGTTTGTCGCAGTGATGCGATAGTGCAGCGTGACGGAACCATTGGTGAAGGCTCCGTTGGTCACCGTCCCCAGCGTCAGCGTGAGGTTCGTGGGAGCCAAGAAGGTTCCCTCATATACGTCTTTGTAGAACGTGGTCGTGGAATAGACTCCATCTGCCCGGGCATCGACACTGCTACACACCATTACGGTGAAGCAAACACACACAGAGAGAAATAGACTGAGACCTGTTAGAACCTTATTCACTTTGAGAACCTCCTTGCAACTGAACCGTCCGGATAATACAGAACGAGGTCATCACCATCGAAGGCAACACCCAACGAACTATTGTATGTCAGCTCTGAGTCAGAGCCGATGTCTGTTATGATATTCCGCATGATGACTTGCCACTGGGCGATCAACGACTCAGTTTGTCCCGGAGCCGTGTACCAAAGCTCAGCCCACATACTGATCCATTCATTGGCTCCCAGCTTCGCGGCCAGGGCTGTAGAACTACAATTGACTCTGGTCGTGATCTTCCCGCCATTGACATCGAGCTGAGACCAGTCTCCAGCGATATTGAATTGCGTGTCATCTGAATAGACAGGGTCAGGAGACTCGCCAAAGGTATCGTCAATTGCGAACACCCATGTACCTCCCGACTCTGGTTGGAAATAGCTTCCATCATCCTGTACCAGATGAATGCGCAAGATGGTCTCTGTCCGCTTGTAATACTTCTGAAGCAACCGTGGATCAAAACCGCTCTGTGTTACTTGAGCTGAACGGTCCACGTTCAGGTACGTTTCTATGACCCTGAATTTATCAGCCATTAGTCTCTCCAATCAATGATATGTAAATCCACCGCTCATTCTCCAATCCCACAAATACAACGCGCCATCTATCTGCCAACCCTTCACAACTCCTTCTTCCCCATTCGCCCATGGTGTTGGCGGCTGAGGACTGAACGCTGGATCAATCCAAACAGCGAAGTCATTCGTGTCAGTAGCAACAACGCCATTCCAGGTGTAGGTATCCAATCGCATCGAGTTGGGAGGATCAAAGGCAACCGTGGCCGTGTTCACCCGTTCCAAAGCCGTCCCGGGAGGATCAAAACCGCACTTGAGGTAAATGTCCTTCTGGGAAGTGTAAGCGGTCTGGGGAACTTTCTTGTGAGGGATGGAGTACATCGCATTCACTACCCATTCAGAGTACACCCACGGCTCGAAGCTCGTCACATTCACCGTATCAACTTCAAAGTCTACAAATACCGGGTTCCAAGTTGCGTTCTCAATTGCATCGGACTTGCTGACCTGATTTGAAGCACTGAGCGTCACGTACCAAATCTTGGTCGCATCGGCTGGGACCGTCTCCGTTCCATTGTCGGAGGTTCCCCCATAACCAACGGACCAATCAACGTCTTCTGGATCAATGCCACTGTTGTGATACTCGAACTTGAACTTGACAGAGCTGAACACCCGATATGACCAATTGGAAATGGTCTCTATTCCAAGGGTGTAAGTGACTTGGTTGCCGGACGGTCCGGGTGCGCCTGTCAGCGTGTCAACGGAACCCACCGTGGTATAGGCTCTGGGGGAACCTCCCAAGGTGTTCGTTGTTACCGCAAGATCACCCCAGCCGTATCCCTGCCACACGAGAGAGTTCACATGAGCTGGATTGATAGAAGTCCTGGCCCATGGCGCTCCCGAACGTGTTGTCAGGTACTGCATGTTCAAGAGCTTCTGTCGTTCATCGAAGTACAACGGGTCAGCTACACTGACCTGTCGTCCAATGATCGTGACCGGGACGTTCCAGATGACATCGAACGAAGGAGCCACAGCGTTGGAGACTGACGTGCCTCCCGTCTCTGTTATGCTCGTGATCCGGAACCATTGCTTGGTCAGCGTGGTAGTGGGAGACGAGGGTGACACCGTCTCTGTAGCCGCTCTCTGTTGCCAGTTCGTTGAATCATCTATGTCCACCCAGTACTCAATATCAAACCCAGTGATGTCGAACGTAACATCAGGCAATGGATTCGTTCCCATCATGTTTGTCGTCCCCGGGTTGTACACGAGTTCCGGGAACACTCCTGCTGTCACGAGAACGTACCCTGGACTGGCTCGTACTGCGAAGCCGTCCAGACCAAGCTGTCCATGCTGTTGGAAGAACCAAGAGGTGTTCGTGGGGACATAGCCGATGGATGCCAATTGATAGCCGTTGGGATTGAGATATGAACGAGTGAAGCTGGCGTCTGACTTTCCGGAGTACCAAGGCCTGCCAACGAGCACGGCAAGCGGATCATTGGGACGGTATATTCCAAACTCATTAGTGGTTATGGTTACAACGTACCCAACCTCACCAGCCCGGAAGATGGACGGGACGGACCACAGCGGGAACTCTCCAGGACGGTTGGTCACTCCCGCTGGCGCAACTGATTCCAAAGCAAAGTATTCATCCCATGACGAGACTCCTTCAATGTATTCATAGGGCATCACAAAACCGTTGACGGCATTCCACTCCCGTCCATCATCGTCCTCTTGGTAGTAGATTGCATAATCCAAACCCCAATACATAGCCCAGCGGTCCATTGGAGGATAGATGTTGAGGCTTCCAAAGGTGAATGGCCCCAAGTCCCGGACCGTACCACCCGGCACATAACCAAATCCTGACGGAAGGAACCCATTGGTGGGCCAGAAGGAAAAGAGCGTGGAAGGAGTATCACCCGGGTCCGTTCCGCTCAAATAGCGGGAATCAACTAACAGCGTGCGATAGTACCGGACGAGGTTGGTGGTGACGGGATACGTGTTGGTGACTACGAAGACATTGGTGAAGGTTCCGATTACATTGGTGATTGTTTCTACGTTGTTGGAGAATCCCGTGTACACGTCTGAGTAGTATTCTGCCCACCCACCAACGAACTCTCGTTCAGCTCTGGTGACCTGATAGCGTTCATACGTTGCCGCCCAGACCTGGCCGAACGGGTCATATGTTTCCACCAGGTCATCGAAGGTGGGATGGTCCACAACGCTGTTCGACATTGGGAAGCCGCTCCACCCTGCTCCAAAAGCCGGGAGAGCAAATGCCACCACCAATAAGATTATGAGATGTTTCATCATACTTCCGGGATAATGGTTCTGATTGGAGAGACAATGTTGATGTCGCCCATGTTGTGGATGCCTTCCCCGTCTGGGCTGAGTTCGTAGCTGCCTGTTCCAATCGCATCGAAGCGATACAACGGCCAGCGAAGTTCCTCATCACCCGTTTGAGGCTCTGTGGTCAGCGTTTTGATAGTGGTGCTGGAGCCGTCCCACTTGTGAGCGACATACACCCAACAAGGGTTCCCCGTGAGAGCGTACTCAGCGGTGGCAACGAGGTACGAGGTTGTCCCAGCCGATGAATGATGCCGGACTCTCCCTGAGTAGATGGTCACAACCGCTCCTGTCAACAGAGCGTATCCAAAAGAGACTTTGGACCAAGGGAACCTAGATGGGAACACTCGCATTGATACGAGTTCCCCGGAGCTGCTGCTGGCCACGTTGAAGTATCGTGGATCAAATTGCGTACGCTGAGAGGTCTTTGCGGCTTTGACGATGTTGTTGAAGTTCACCGTATCAATCTGGGTGTCTCCAACGCGCTGTTCTCTCAGGTCATATATTTTTGACATAGCGTCCTACCAATCGTGGAATAGTTCCATCATGTTTGCTGACACATCATACAGCCAAGCCAAGGTTGTTCCGATACCGCCACTGATGCTAACAGGTTTGTCCCAGGTCCCGGTATCTGGACGCCAGATATGATTCCAACCCTTGGTCGTGCCATCAACAGACCGGAGAAGGAACGTGGCTTTGACTCGCCATCTGTCGTTCCCTTCCTGATCAACCTCTTGTGAAGCACTGACTCCAGCGCACAACCAGTTCTCGTTTCCTCCTGCTGCGAACGGGATATCACCCACTCGTCCGATGACGCTGATGAACTGAGCCACCGTAAAGTTCCGCATGAGCTTCTCAACCGTCATCGCTCCCGTGATTACACGCTTGGTAAGAACAGGCTGACTCTCTCCATCGAAGTTGATGACAGCGGCATCCGATTGCCACTTCCATTGTTGTGGAGCTTTTACCTCAACCAACTCTCCCGCCAGCTCAAAGCCTTTGGGAAGGAACTCTGGATCAGTTCCTGCGCTTCCTCCAGCCGCTCCAGCAGCAGTAGCAGACGTTGAATCGCTGTCGGAGTTTGAAGTGGAGTATGAACAGACATACTTGTACTTGCGAGCATCGCCACCATATGTCGTCTTCTTGATGGACCGACAGATACACTCCGGTGACGCATCACCGTCATTGTGTGCATCCCCGATGTTTACCGGAGCACCACCCGCTGGATCCACTATGAAGACCCGTTGTCCTGATTGTCCATCAATGTTCTGGTCGAAACTATACCCAGATGATAATTCAATGGTGGCCATTTGTACTCCTATCCAAACACTGGGGTTGATGTAGTTGTTATGTCAGAGATTGAGGTGTTCATAGAACCAATGCCCGTCTTGATGCTCCGAAGCTCCGTGAGCTGCGCGGTCTGTATCCGTCCGTTGTCCGTCAATTTGGTTACGAGAGCTTGCATCATCTTGGCGCTCATAGCAGATGAGCCGGGAGTACTGGCGCCAGCGGTTCTTCCTCCAACTGCTCCCCTGTTACCAGCAACTCCAGAAGCCGCTCGTGCCGCCACCGCTGCGTTTCCTTTGTCAACACGGTTGATAGCTTGAGCGGATTTGAAAATGGTTTCCTGTACCTTCTTCACACGGTCTTGGAAACCAAACGTGGCTCCCATCGCTGCCTGTTTCTTCTTCTTCCCGTCCACAACCTTGTCAGCTTCTTCCTTCGCAGCATCTCCAAGTTTCTTTTCGTCTGCCACTGCCTCGTCAACAGCGGCTTTCCGTTTCCTCATCAGTTCCCCAACTTCATCTTCTCCACGTTTCAGAGCCTCACGAGCTTCGGCCATTGGGTCACGGAGCACCGGACCTTCGGGCATTTTGTCCATGACCTTTTTCATTCCCCGTTCGTACAGGTCCGCTGCTTCACCCAACGGGTCTCTGTTAAACTTCGGGTCTGGGACCGTAACACCTTCAACATTGGCCAGTTTCTTTTCGAGACCGTCCAACATCTTTACATATTCACTATCAGCTTTGGGAGCGTTGGGATGCGTAATATTGAACCACAGGTCTCCAAAGAAGTTCCCGATGTTCGTGGTCATGTTGTCGAAGAACGTGGTGATGGTCGCACCCATGTTCTGGAACGTCCCTTTGGTTATGTTCCAGACGTTGCTCCAGATCGCACTCCAGTTATCCTTCAGCCATACGAAGAATGTTTTCATGTTGGATGCGAAGCCATCGATGATGACAATCATCTGCATGAAGCGTAGTTTGAAAGACTCAACCAGGAAGAAGCCGACATGCCTCCAATTGTCTTTCATCCATATGAACTTCGTGACCATGTTCTCCAACGATGCGAAAGTGAAGTTCACGATGGCCCCAAATACAGCCTTGGCTCTGATCCACATGATCTGGAAAGTCATGATGACCTCGTCCCCGTGCTCTGTCCACCAGGTCCTCAGCTGATCAATCTTCTCTTTGATCCAAGCAACGAGCTTCCCCCAACCGTCTTTGATACGGTCCATTGCCATCTCTCCCTCTCCCCACATGGCAAGAAACGTAGTGCCAATCAGAGCAACAGCGGCAATGATGGCGAGTAATGGAAGGAGAGCGGCTGCTGCCACGCTGGCGACCACGGCTGCGATCTTGGCGATGATGGCGACAGTAACGCTGACGGCAGAAGCCAACATCCCAAAGACGACAAGGAGCGGACCAATGGCCCCGGCTATCAAAGCGAAGATGACAACAATCTTCCGGATGCCTGGAGACAGCTTGTCGAACTTCTCCGTGATCCACGTGAGACCATCAGCGAGTTTCCGGACCATTGGCTCAAGCGTTTCTCCAAGCTGTATGCCTATGACTGAGAAAGCGGACTTGAGTTTGTCGAGAGCGAACTTCAATGTTTTGGATTGCTCATTGAACGCATCCAGCGTGGCTCCTGCGCGACTGGACTTGTCAGCAATGATGTCCAAGTCCCCGGCAAAGTCCGCTCCGCTTTCACGAGCAAGACTCAATGCGGCTTTGGCGGCACGGATGGAGGAGACGAGTTCAGATGTCTCGCCAACGCTTCCCTTCGTAGCATCAGCCAGGAACTCGATGGCGCCACCAAGTCCCTTCGCATTGAGCAGAGCTTCACCGGACTCGAAGCCTGTACCCTGTAGAGCAACAGCAAGCTCGTCCGTTCCCTTTGCGAGAGCGAACATCAAGCGATTCAAAGCCGTGGCGGACTCTCTCGCATTGATACCACCACGTGTCATAGTCGCCATCGCCGCTGCGACCTCTTCAATGGGGACTCCGACAGCCGCTGCTGTAGCTGAAACAGTACCCAAGGAGTTGGCCAAGTCATCGAACGTCAGAACACCCTTCTCAACCGTCTTGAACAGGATGTCGGAAACGTCCCCGGCTTCTGAGGAGTCCTTACCATACGCATTGAGGATGTTCGTGAGCGCACGAGCGGCAGTGGCTGTGTCGGCCATACCAGCACGGCCAGCCATGGTCGCAGCTCTGAGGACTTCCAGACCTTGTGCGCCTTGGAACGATGCGGAGTTGATGTTGTAAAGAGCGTCAGCGAGTTCCGTTGGACCAGCCCCAAGTTCACGGGCCATGTCGAGGACGGCTTGTGTGGTCCCTGCAAAGTCCTTCTCACTCTGACGAGCGATGACGTTGACGTTGCGCATGGACGCTTCAAAGCCCACGAACGCTTTCACGCCAGCTCCAAGAGCCAACGCAATCGGAGCGGTGACGCGCAAGGACATCCCACGACCAAAGCGGCTCATGGAACTTCCGACAGCACGCATCCGGTCCCGGACCCGACTCATTGCCGCTTCAAAGTTGGCAATACGAGCGGACACTTGAACAAATGCATCACCTATCTTTTCAGCCACGGCTCATTTCCTCCACTACACGATCCAACCGGACCTTTTCCAGTCCGGTCTTCTCCTTCAATCGCTTCACAGCTTCCTCGAACTTGTTGGTGATGTCAGGCGTGACTTCCGAAGACTCATTCACCTTGCCACCTCCTTGTTTGTCGAACCCTTTTGGAGCCTTCACCGTTGGCCCCGCAGGCAAGCCGTTCCCGGAAGCAACCCCCATCTTTCTCAGGATTGCTCCCGGGATATGTTTCTGAAAGACCCGGAATTGAGGGCCAGTGAGCTTCCCTACATCCTCAGGAAGCCACCCGTATGCCTCAGAGAACAGCGCAAACTCCTCCCCCCAGTCTATACCTGGGTGGGACTCTCCGGAGCCTTCTCCACTGTCTCCTCTGATACGTTTCCCTCAGCTCTCCCTTCCATGTCTTCTTCTTCTACACCGATGTCGCAAACGTAAGACACGATGCTCGTGAACTCATCGAGGTTCTCAGGCTTGATAAGTCCCACGATGTCTTCAGGCATGATGTCGGGTTGATTTTCCTTCGCAGCCAAGAAGACGACGCGCTGGACTCCTTTGACGGTGGACATTTGGTCGTGTGCGAGTTCCTGCAGCTCCTTCCCGGTTGGGAGGTCTTTGGTCATCCCGCGCAGGTAGTTGATCTTGTCGTCTCCTTCGAGTCCTTTGGCCACCTGGTTCCCTGCGGCAATCCGCTGGGAGATGACTTGGGCTTCCAGAGCTGAGAAGATTTGTTCCAGCTGTAGTTTCTGCAACTTGAGTTTCCGTCCACCAACCTCAACTTCAATCGGAGAGTTGGTCATCACATACGCATCTGTCATTGGTTCACCTCTTGGTTTCTACCGTTCCCGGCTTTCATTGCTCTTGTTTACGCTGCGGACACTTCGCCTGTGAAGCTGAAGTCTGCGGAGTACGTCACCACGCCATCAACCGGAGTTGAGGCTTCAACGGACGAGATGATCACGTCACCGCTGATGGTTACATTCCCCGTGTTCAAAGAGATACCAGACTGAGAACCCGTCACAGGCCTGGAACCGATGGCCGTGAAACTTCCGGTTGCGCCCTGGAGACCTTCAATGAACTCTCTCCATCCATCACTCGACATGGACGTGGCGTCCAACGCTTCTGTCGTCAGAGTCACCGACCATTCAGTGATCTCGTCCGCACCACCACCATTGGTAACACTTCCCGCTTTTCCCGATATTGCAGCTGTCGTCATTTTCTTTTTCCTCCTTCTGGATACAGTTGTTAGTCAAGCGGCTCAATGACGGTGAGACGCTTCAAAGGATAGATGAACACGTTGGTGTTCTCATCCGTGAGCTTGGTCTGGACTGAGATGGTTCCGGTCAGGTCTGGGACCGTAACAGAAGCCCACCAGCGGTTCGTCTCGCCACCAACCGGATAAACAGTGGCCGTGTACGGAGTGCTTGTGGTCGTGTTCCCAACCCGGAACTCCACTGTCACTTCGGAAAGACCCTGCGTTGTTCCGTTCTCGTCCAGCGCAATACAGTTCGTGAACATGAGCGTTGTCTCTTTGTAGAAGGACCCACTCAGACCAACGACAGCTTCCGTTCTCGCATTGACCAGGTTCGTGTACGCTGCGGGAGTCACGGAGTCACCCGGGTTCCCGTATGCAACCGCACCGAACAGCGCCAATGTAACAACAGCCGCTCCCGCCACCACTCCAAACATTCGGCTCATCTTCTTCATTCTCTCCTCCTCTTTGGTTTTACTTCGTCTGAAGGTAATACCGGAACTCAACAATGTACTGCCAACCCTTGTTGTCTGGGTCTCGCAGCTGCCGCTCTCCGATTTTGTCTGCTCGTATAACATGACGATCCGGGAGCGTGAGCAGCACGTCTTTGAACGTAGCCACCACGAGCTTCCCTGCCGCCATAACACGGTCTGGGTATGAGATGTCATCCCAGATGGCGTGTCTGATCAATGGTTCATCAATATTGCTTCCTGCCGCTCCCATCGTCCAGGAGCTGACCGTTGAAATGAGCGACACTGTATCAAACGGAAACACGGCACTATCCGGTCCCTCGTCTGGGTACATGTCTGACATCGCGTCTCGAAGCAGTACTGGGTTTGGATCTGCGCTGTTCTTGAAGCGGTCATAAATGGCTTTGTAGAGTTCAATCATCGCATTGGTGTCCCTATGAAACGTGCTAGCACCTTCCGGTTCCGGTCCAGCCCCGGGTTCAGCCACGGTCTGGCCGCCATCTTTCCGGTTCCCATCTCCAAATAGAATGCATACGAAGCGTTACCAGCCGTTGGCTTCAATGAGCTTCCAATCCTTCGGACGAAAGCCCTGGGCGTGTCCCACGTGATGGTCTTCCTCAAATGTCCGGTCTGTACGTTGGGGATGCTTCCCGGAGCTGAGGGAAGTCCGGCACCGTCTGGGAAACTCTTTTTGTAATCGGCTTCGAGGTATGCCGCTGCCATCGTCAGGTTCCCTTCAAGAGTCCGAAACAGTTTGAACCGGAACTCAGGAGTGTAGTCTGTGCCTCCCGTTTTCACGGTCAGGAACTTGGTCCTGGTAGTCTTCCCTCTGATTGGCTTTGCCATCTCTATGTCCTCAACAATACACCGATTTCAAAGTGGTGTTCCTTCTCTTGAACGTCATCCACGAGTTCCACGTCATACCTTCTCGCACCGACATCGATGACGTCTGTCTGAACAATGTCCAAATTCGTATCACAGTACAGCCAGTGACTAATCCGCTTCCCTTTCTTGCCTCGCATCTCTTGCTCACCACCTCCGATGATCTCAATGAGACAAGGCTCATCCGTGTACTTGGGCGTCAGCGTTTCCTCGTCCACTCCTCCCGTGGGCGTGCGGTCCGCTGACCTCGTGAACACGTTCATTCGGTTGTTGTAGAGATGAACCAAACTCATAGCATGTACATCCTTCGGTCTTTGTAACGGTCCAAGACATCGGTGATGGATGCGGTAACAGAAACCGCTCCCAATCCAAACTGTTGCTGCTGCGCGGTTCCATAAGTACGGGACCAGCGGCCCAATCGTTCGCTCTTGATACCCTCTTGGCCTCTCACGTTGAACTTTCTGGAGACGAGTTCAATGACGGCTCCCTTGAGATCTTCAGGCATATTGGCAGCACTGTATCCAGCTGTGTACTTGATTTTGATACTCTGGCGACCAACCTGGAACCCAGAAGAATGTCCCATGGTGGCTCCGCTCAGGTACTCTGTAGTGTTATCAATTAGAATTTGAACTATGCCGCTGTCTTCATACACGACATAGTCTGCGGCCACGATTTCACTTTCAGCCGCAAACGTCCGGTCAGGGTTATCAAACAACTCTGCCACAGATGAAATAGGCCAGTTGTTGACAATGAGCGTACCATCGTTGTACTCTGTCCCATCGTAATACTCTGTCCGCTCCGCTTCAGCGAAGGACCGCTGGCAATACGTCTCAACAAAGCGACTCATGCGGCTGATCAGGCTTTCAAGCAGGTCATCATAGTCCGTCCCCGTGATGCCCATATACTCTTTCACTTCAGCGAGTGTTACGAGGTCTGCCATGGTCTTCTCCTCAAAATAGTTTCTCAGCCAGCTTGCCAACAGCAAAGGCCAATCCCAATCCAATCCCATACCCCAACGGCTTCAACAGTGCTGTCTTCCGGGTCAGGTCCATTCTCCGGATGATCCAGATCAAAGCACGGGAATGATTCTCAAGAACAATCTCGTTGGTTTTGCCTCTCCGCTCCTTGAGAATATCAATCAGATCAACAGCTTCCCATTGATCAGGTGTTTTAACATTTGTCATATTGAAATCTTCCCTTCTTTCTTCCCCAACACACTCACTCATGCTCTCACTTTCAACCCAACGTGTTCTGCCAGCTTGTTGACCTTATCCTGCAACTGTCCGGCTGCATTCCAGTCGGTTATATCTTGAGCTATCTGGGCAATCTTTGCAGCCTTTCTACTTCTACGCTCAGACATGTCCACCTCAGGCGAGGAACTAATCTTTACCCAAGATCCAATACCATTATTATCAACCTGCTGAACCCAACGACAACCATCAGGGGACATCAGGATCACGCCCCTGTCATCGCCCTGTGTTTCAAGGTCGCCATCGTTAATCAGTAGCCTGCCGTTCAAACTCATCGCAATATTGTCCATGTTATTCTCCCATCCATTGTAGGCTGATTGCTGAATTCACGGCTCCGGTCTTGTCCCCTAATGGTTGATTGAACCACCACACATCAGTCCATGTAATCTCCGTACCGCTGGTAAGGTGTAATCTCCTGTCTCTTGCGGCAAGTGGGAACCAAGTTGCGATTGCGATGCTATCGTCATCCTGATACCACGTCTGATTGCCGTCTCTGTAGAAGCTATTGGTCCATGAGAACGGCGGAGTAGTCCAGTATGCCCCATGGATTGACGCATCATGCTCAAGCCAGTAGTAGCCTGTTCTGTCGATAGCAACAGTCAGAACGGATGCCGTATATGCTCGCACATCGTCCACGGGCACAAGCTCGTTGGCTGAACCCCAGAAATTAGTAGTCGAAATTTGCAAGTCAACATAACCCTTGGTCGCCAGATCGCCAGCAGCAACAGGTGTCCCTGCGTTGGTGATGACAAGGCCACCTGCTCCTCTGCCCCTGCTCAGGACGTTGACAAGCTTGCTGGTCTCTGAATATCCAGTAATGAATCCAGAGTCATTATTGTAATCAGAGATATTGGTGCTGGCTCCGGTTCCTCCCATGATCAGATATCCAGCGTCATTGTTCAGCACTGATACATTATCACCAGCGACCAGGTTATTGCTCCCTGATGCATTCTGAGTCTGAACGTCAAGAACGAGAGAAGTGGTGGCTGGATTGAAAGAGAGCACCTTCACGCTTCCCATATAAATGGAACTGGTACCCAAGTACAGGTCCCGGAAAGGAAAATCAGCTGACCCCAAGTCCAGTGTATTGGAGGCATTGGGAAGAACATTGGACACCGCTACAAACCACGACCAGTTGGTTGGGTCTCCTCCTCCACCGCCACCGCTGATGTAGAGCACTCCCATGTTCTGCGTAACAATGATGCCTCCGGAGCCGACAGCCCCAGTCACCACGCTGTCGCCCAAGTACACCCGCATCGCCACGTTGGAGTCCGCATCCATTACGAACTTCTGAAACTCACGGTCATTGAGATGCAACGGCAACGGGTTCGTGGAGATGCTCATTGCGAGCGTTCCCCGGACCGCTGGACCTTCATCAGTGCTGACGAACTTCCCACGCTCTTTATCATTCAGGGTGAGAGCAAAGGCTGACACGGCTACCAGAGCCAATGTCCCAACCAAGCCCACAATCAACTTTCGCTTCATCATCTTCGCTCCTCCTGGTGGCAGTCAATCACTTGGTTCGTCTGGAAGCTGCCTTGCTCTTTCCCTTGGGCTTGCTCTTGGGCTTGCTCTTGGGCTTG